ATGATTAACGCTCCTACTCATACTAACTTCTTTGAGAATAGAGCAACCGATTATGCTAAGGCCGCTCACACCGGCTCATGGGATGATGTCTGGGGTAGGGCTGCTTGAAAGAAAAATATATTATAGCACACATGAAGGCAGCTCAGGTTTATGCTGAGCTTTCTACTGCGGTGCGACTCCAAGTTGGTTGTGTCATTGTAAAAGATAATACTATTATTGGTATAGGTTACAATGGCATGCCCTCCGGGTGGGATAATGTTTGTGAAACGGTTAAGTTTAAAGACTTTACAGGTACGGTACTTATGAAGTCTAAGCCTGAAGTACTTCATGCGGAAACAAATGCTATTGCAAAAGTTTCTCGTTCTTCTAACTCCACAGACAATGCTGACTTATTTGTAACTCATGCACCGTGCCTGGAGTGTGCAAAGTTAATATATCAATCAGGAATTAAATCGGTATTTTATCGGGATACATATCGTAGTGAAGATGGAATTCAATTCTTACAAAAATGTAACGTAGAGGTAAAACAAATTGGCAAATAACCATTATAACTGTACCAGTTGTGAAGCAGATTTTAAATTAAAACATTCTCTTGATGAGTCTTATTTTGAAGTAAACTTCTGCCCGTTCTGTGGCGGGGAAATTGATAACGAAGAGGAAGAAGAATCGGACGATTACGAATGACCGATTGGCTATACAATGGTGAACCTTATTATGAACCTGGAGAATATTATGGATTTGTCTACATTATCGAAAACTTGTTATCTGGTAGGAAGTACATCGGGAAGAAGTTTTTTTGGTCTATCAAACGAAAGCAAGTTAATAAGAAACGTAAATCTTACAAAGTCGAATCAGACTGGAAGACGTATTGGTCGTCTTCTGATGAGCTCAAAACAGATATCGCAAACATCGGTGAACACAATTTCAAGCGCACAATAATTCATCTGTGCCCATCTAAAGGCGTAACTAACTACTTGGAAGCCAAGGAGCAAATGTTACATGCTGTTCTCGAAGACAGTAACACCTGGTATAATTCCTGGATTCAATGTAAAGTAAATAAATCACATCTTAGACCGTTACGTAACGCTTGACCGTAACTAGGTTTTAGCGTATAATAACGTATGTTAAGGAGATTATATGACTGATGATTTTGATGTTAAGTTTAGTTACTTTGATAAGATTAAAGACGATGCAAGCTTTAGGTCTATTTGGTCTATCTATGAAGTAAATAATATTTACGATCCTTCTGGCTTTAATGCTGAGACTCTCGTTTATAAGGACCACTGGGGTCATGAGCGAGCAGTATCGATCCCCCTACCCGGCGGTAACCTTAAGTGGTGGGACTTGTGGTCTGCCGCGGATAAAGCTATAATTGAATCTGAAGATAAGCATCATGTCTTTATCGAAGACTTTCAAAAGTCTACTGATGGTAAGACATTATTTTTAAGAACTGGAAGTTAATTATGAGTCAAGTTGAAACTCGCGCTTACGAACCTACTTACTATACCAATGCAAACGAAGACGAGCGTAAAGTATTTCGTGAATGGTTAGGTGGGGTATTGCGTATGCATTATGTTAATGTTCATTTTCGTAAGAAAGATGGATCTATTCGAATTATGAACTGTACCTTGCAAGAAGGTAAGACGTTAGATTATGAAAAGAAAACCGATCGAGTTAAAACTGTAAGTGAAGATACTTGCCCGGTTTATGATATTGATAAGAAGGAATGGCGGTCGTTCCGTTATGATGCTGTTACTGAGATTAGATTTAACCTAGGGGAAGGTCGATGAGTAGAATTACTGTAACGGAACCTCATGGTATTACTCCGGAACTAACTAATTATAAGTCTGCTTTATCCCGTGCCTTTAATTTTTATAATCAAGATAAAGATAAGAAAGATGCACGGTTATATTTAAAGACTTATATTAAGCATAAAGGTATGGCTGTCGATATTGATAGTGTATCTGATAGTAATATTATTCTTACGTATGGCTGGTTATCGCGTATAGTGTTAAACGGTAATACGTTACTGGAACGTCATAATGAAGATTTAGATAGTTATATTACTAATCTTAGTACTACCAAGCAAGTTATTAAAGTTGTAGTAGATAAAACGCCTCGTCCCTCGGTGCGTGATTATATGCAAGATAAGATTGCAGAGGTGATCGGGGATCTTGAAGGCCATGTAGATGCCTTTCTTAAAGAAGATAAAGAATTTGATCTCTATAACTATCTTCAGGCTAACTCTATTCCTAAACCTTATTGTAAGGATATTGACGAGTGGGCTCGTAAACGCGGTACAGAGTTTACCGAAGTTTATAAGACCACGGATAAAGACACCAAGGATGGGTATTCGAATATCAGTCGTCGTCAACAGGCCAATCTAGTTAAAATGTTTGGTGCGTTCATTGTTGACCTAGAGAAGTATACGCAGTTTAAAAAAGCTAATCGTAAACCTAGAGTTACTAAGGCTAAGCCTCCTGCTGTTCAAGTGGCAAGGATTAAGTTTAAGAAAGAAGATACTGAACTGGGTATTAAGTCAGTTAATCCGTCTGAGATGGTTGGAGCCTCCCAGGTATGGGTATATAATGTTAAGTATAAGAGATTGGCTGCCTATCGTTCAGACTCTGTACAAGGCATTCAGGTAAAAGGTTCCACCTTACAGAACTATGATCCGGATATGAGTGAGTGTCGTTCTATTCGTCGCCCGGAAGCGTTCCTTAAAGTATTACTAGATGCCAGTAAGGTGAAGTTGCGTAAGCTTCTCTCCGATCTCACAACCAAGGGGTACGATGTAACTGGTCGTATCAACGATGAATGTATTATTGTGAGAGTTATTAAATGATTGTTATCGACTATTCTCAGACTATTATCTCTAATTTAATGGCTGAGATTGGTAGTAGAACCGATGTTGAACTTGACGTAAATTTACTTCGTCATATGGTAATTAATACCATTCGAAGTCATAAGGTTAAGTTCGGTAAGGAATTCGGAGAGGTAGTTATTGCTTGTGATAGCCGTAAGTACTGGCGTAAGGAAGTGTTCCCTTACTACAAAGCTAACCGTAAAAAAGCTAGAGAAGACTCCGGGTTCAACTGGCCTTTAATTTTTGACTCTATTAATTTAATTAAAGAAGAGTTAAAAGCTATCTTCCCGTATAGAGTTATTGAAATTGAGGGAGCAGAGGCTGATGATGTGATTGCAACGTTGGTCTACTGGTCAGTAGAGAACGATGTTAAGGAAGGCACGTTAGTATCTGAACCTAACCCGTTCCTTATTATTTCTGGTGACCATGACTTTAATCAGTTACAGAAGTATAAGCATGTAAAACAGTTCTCTCCTACACTAAAGAAGTTTATTAAACCTGAAGCCAGTATCCATGAAATTTTAATGGAGCATATTGTTAAGGGTGATAAAGGAGACGGGGTACCTAATATCTTAACAGCTGATGATGCTATTGTAAGTGGCGAGAGACAGAAGTCCGTTACATCTAAACGACTTCAGGAATTCTTTGATAACGGATTCATCGCATGTAATACGGAAGAGGAAAGACGTAACTATCATCGTAATGCTACTTTAGTTGATCTATCTATGATTCCTAAACACATTCAAGAAGAGATTATAAATACATTTACGACATATCCCGTTAAGGATAAAAGCCTGTTACTTGACTATTTTATGACTAATAGAATGAAACAGATGATTGAACATATCCAGGAGTTTTAATGAACCTACTAGTATCCGAAATTTTAGATAAATTTGAAGTAGCTAAGACACGAGAAGAAAAGATCGCAGTCTTACAAACTAACGTAACTGATCCGTTGTTAGTTTTGCTTCGCCTTAACTACGATCATATGCTTAAGATGGATCTACCGGAAGGTGAGCCTCCGTTCAGGAAGGACACCGATAAGCCAATTGGCTACAGTGAATCCTCTCTTCAGTTAGAACTAAGACGATTTTATGTTTGGTTAGACCCTAGGACTACTTTACCTAAGCTTAAAAAAGAGTCTTTGTTTGTAAATATGCTTGAAGGTATTCACTGGACGGAGGCAGAGGCTTTATGTCTGGCTAAAGACCGTAAGTTACATACAAAGTACAAGTCATTAAAAGAAGATATCGTAAGAGAAGCGTTCCCACTTGCTTTGACCCCGAAACCAGTAAAGGTAAAGGAAGAAAAGAAGGACGAATCAGTCCCTTTAGAATAAAATCTCTTTGGGTATGGTTACTTAAGCGTTTCGAAAAACCTAAACCAAGTCCTTGGTCAGTAAGTAACGACTTACCTGAACCAGAGAGATTCTATGACGTCAGGCAGGTAAGGTTACGGCAGCCCCGTAAGAGTTGATTTTTTTTCTAGTTACTATATAATTATATTATGATCTATTCTAATACTAAATCTAAAGTTAAACCTAAGACTATGCCTAAAGCCGAGCGCGAGGCGTATGCTAAGTGGTGTGCGAAATACGATATTAAACCTGAAGGTAAGGTTAAGAAAAAGCTTACTCCTAACATGATAAAATTACCTGGAACTGTTTATACGCCTTATATTCGCGAGACTATTCGCTATCCTAGTTTAGATACCGGACATAAGGGTGCTGTTAATACCGGTAAGACTGTTATGCGTTATACGGGTGATA